TTATACTGTGGAGCTAAAGCAGCAGCCGATTCTCCGACTTGACCATACAGATTCCTAGCGTTCAAAGTCTGAGCAGAATCCTGCGGGACGAGGCTTCCTGTATACAGGGAAGGGTCCTGAGTAAACTGCATACCAATTTCTGGCAGCAAGTATTGAATGTAAGGCTCTACAGGAGCATACGGTTCAATTTTGTTAGACCCTTCGGTACTACTCTGGAAGGGTGCTTGGGTAACGACGGGAGCAGGTGATTTCATATTAAATTTTCTTTCTGATTGTTACGCTTACAAACTCGTAACCTAAGGGTTTCATTCTTTTTTCCCAACCTGCCCTACCGGTTAGTTCGACAAATTTAAAACCTAAACTCTTATAATAATCTTCGAGCATTGGAACTACTGTAGAGAAATTAAAGCTACCGCCAAGAGCTTCTACTGATACACCAGCAGAGTTAGGGAAATTTAAAGCCTCGATAACGATACACCCTTTTATCTCATTGTCCTTATCTACAGATATCCAGAAGTCATTTTTCTCGGAAAGAACCCTGTTAACAACGTAGTCACTACTAAACAAATCACCGTTGTTGCCACGTTCAATAGCTTTATCTAGATACTTGTAACACTGGGCTAACTTATACTTAGCATCGTTGTGCTTTTTGTTTACTAGTTTACAACTTAACCCATGCTCCAGCGGAGTTGTAAAAATATATTCCTTCTCCACCACTGGCGGGGTTCCAGTTGGTGCCATCAGCATACCTTATATCTCCTTGCTGAGGACTTGTAGGAGCAGCGTTAGATACGTCCAAATGCCCATCTCTTACCAAATCCAATACAGTCCCAATTTCCAAAAGCATTCCGTCTAGGAAACCAGGTATTTCCTCTACGTCACTAGGGCACAGTGTAGGGTCAAAGCGTAAAAATTCTCTACTCATCTGTCTGACACAATCTCTGTCTCCAAAGTGTAGCCGGATAACCTAAACAAAGTAGCAGTATCCGCTTCAATTTTGATTGCCGCGTATCTTCCTTTAACCCTGCAGTCAATTTTATTGTCTGTCCCTATTGTAAACGCAACAGGATCACTGTAGTTAATTCCCTCCCATGGAGATATCTCTGCCCCAATACTAATGTTTACAGTACCAGTTCCTTCTATACGTGGGAAGACCCTACTTATATTCTTCACCTTATCGGTGCTACCGGCATGTAGCCCTCTGCGCTCTAACGTAGTCGTAAAGTCAGTACCGTCAAACGTGGTCCCTATGTCTGCTAGGTATAGCTTGGTATCTGCCGTACCACACATGAGCAGGGAGTCTACCGAGGGGTTATACGCCTGCTGTGCCCAGTTTACCGTAGCAGCTTGCCACTGTAGTGTCTGAGCAGCCCATGTGTTAGTAAGAGAAGGATCTACCTGTCCAGAGGCTATGTAGTTTGTATCGGGAAGATCTCGCGTAGCCCAAGTGTTTTCTCTATAGTTCCAAATCAAAGCCTCGTCGGGCCACTCTGTGCTTGTTCCTGTAGAGGAGTAGCAAATCCAAACCTCGTTTTTGATCCTGTTGTGGACCAAAAATGTTTTATAAGGATATGTAGAATCAATTCTAGAGAACAGGTATGTTTTCATCTGGTCGTCGATGACACTTTTAATGGAGTTCCCATTGTGTACGACGACATCGTTAGTAGTAACCATAACGTGCTGACCATTACCCAAGTCAACCACAGCATCTCTACTAAACAATCCTGTATCTTTAAATACTTCTCTAATATTAAAAGTAAAAGCACCGCCTACGTAGTTAAGAGAGTATACACTATCCTCTTTGTAAACCATGAGCAAGTTACCCAGCTGCATGGCGTTAAGGATATGTCCCTTTGTTCCCATCAGAGAAGTCTCACCTGCCTCTGAAGCAGTCGAAGAAGTAGTCCAGGTAGTAGACCCGTTGTTGTCAGCGCCTGACGGTATCGCGTCACTCCAGCGGAGTGTGTATGGCTGCGACACAGCTGAGCCGGAAGAGCTGTCTGTCAGGTTCAGAGCTACTAAGTGGTTCCTAAAGGGTACGATGACCTTACACTTAAGAGTGGAAGGCCAGTGAGTCAGATCAGTAAATAGAGAGCCACCTTGAGTAAAGCTCTGAGGAGCGTCTATGCCGTTACAAGCTACGAAAACACCGCCAAGGACATCGCCCTGCCAGTTGTTCTGTGTGCTTGCTATTGTTGTGTAGGCTGACGCACTCCGCGTAACGTCGCTATGCGTCACTCCCGTAATCTTACGCAGGGAGGTGGGCGTACCATATATCCAGACGTCCGACCCACCCTGCTGCCAGCTAGCGGCCCAGTATGGGGCAGCGCTGGGAGTCCCTAGTACGGCTATGTGTCCCTCAATCTTACCAGCTTTGCCGTCAATGAACCTAACATTGGTAGCACTGCTAAAGAGAGAGGCAGGCATGTCGTAGGGAGATAGATCTACGTTGATAGAAAACCTAGGCGACTGCCTACCGTTTATATCAAAAAGTTCTTTTACCATTAACCAGTACCCTCTGTGGAATCTATAGTCCACACAGTAGAGTCATACTCGTCGAGTGCTAGGTAGTCCTCGTCTACTTCGGTAAGCAGGTTATAACCCTCTTCTGTCACGATGCAGAACTGCGTCCTAACCCAGTTAGTTGCCATTAGTAAGCCCCTCTCGCAACCATGCCGCCGGGATCACCTTGTGTCGTCATAGTCATAACAGTGCCTCCATACCGCGCTGACTCTTCAGCTTCTCTTACACTCTCTAGAGCCTGTCCAAAGATTATCATGAATCTCTGCATCTGCTCAGTATCGTTAAGAAAGATAGCACCTTCTAGACAGGACCCAAAGAGATACAAGTCTGGAAATTCCTGCAAGATAGTATTAGTTGAAACAGCTGCGGACAGTGGTGTTACTTTGCGGTAATAGTTAATACCTATGGTATAAGCAGCGTCTGGTGTCGGGTAGAGTTCAATATTTAGACCCAGGTTTGTATAGGCTCTTGGAAACCCATTTGAAAACTGACCATACTCCCGAGACCCAGACTCAGGTGACATATAGCTAAGGGCATAAGAATTACCTGACGATGCTCCGTATGTAATATTACGAAGTTCAATGAGGTCATCAGGGAGGTTATAAAAACCTACACCAGCAGTTGTAGTAGTCTCCGCCCGAAGTAGATTGGCTCGAACGCGGAGTTCTCTATCTAGCCTATTCTCTGTTAAGCTGATAAAATCAGGAATGTTCGCTGTAAGATCATCCCTATTTAGATAGTTAGCAATGCTAGTCTTTAACTCTGAGTATGTTCCAAGGGCCATTAGATGTTGCTTTCATGCGTTCTTAGAAATCTATATTCATTTGAGTTAAGTAGCTGTTTAATTTTAGGCCAATGGTCTTTGTTCATGATGTCAATGCCATGCTCTTTTTTCCACTTTTCAATTATGATAAGAGGAATACTGGCAACCTTACGCATACCGGTTTCTTTAGTTTCGACACCACCGTGTACGTAATCTTTATTATATTCTTTTTTATTAAGATCTATAAGTGGCTGAATATCCTGAACAGAATGCTGCACTAACTTTTCTTCGGCACGGTCATAGGTAACGTTACGCTTAATAGAGCCATCACTAGACATTATTAATATCCTTTACTCTTGCTTTTCTTAGGCTTCCGTTTTTTAAACATTTTATATTCCTTAGTGGGGAGAGCCGTTAAGCCCTCCCCTTTGTTAAGGTCTACGAAAGATCGTAAACAGCGCCCAGAGCAGCCTCGTTTTTAACTACGAGGGTATACTCTGAAATAATAGCACGCTGCTCACCGTCAGACACGCTTGCAACTTCCCGCTGAGCAAACGGACGGAGGAAGGCCGTGCCGTAATAATCAGGGTCAAGAAGCCACGCATCCCGAGAACGCTGGAAGCGGTTAGGGACAACGGCCATTTCGCCAAAGTCACTAACATACACGTCCATACCACCGATGATCCGCTGGTCGGAAGTATCCGTATAGTTAGACACACCAGACGCACCACCAACACCTACAAAGCTAGAGAATGTCTGCTTCTGTGAAGGTGCCATCATAAGGTATTTAATATCACTGCCGCTGTCATACGCAGCGACAATGGCAGCCTTAAGAAGAGTCTCCGTAAACGCACGAGTCGTGCCGTCCGTACGAGCCGCTGCGCCTGAGCCTGCACCGTTAGCACCATCACCTGCTTTAGAGATATTAGTGTTAACCCAGGTTGGAAGAGAACCAAGCTTACGGACAGTACCTGTACCGGCCATAGGAACCTTAGCAACGTTAACGCCTACCATGGCTCGTTCCATATCGCGCTTAAGTTCCTTAGCACTCTTGGACATCTGGTAAGCAAGTTCTTCCTTACGACCAGCCTTGCTTACGGCGTCGAGAGTGCCGGTAACAAGGGTAGTCTTCCAACTGATCTGACAGATATTACCAACTCTGGTAGTAGCTGATGGAGTAGCTGCTGTAAGTGTTGCACCTTCTTCCTTGNAGTTATCAGCAGCTGCAGAAAGTGAGTCAGTCTGCCATTCATGGTTTACGGCAATCGCGTCTGTGCGGCTACCCATCGACATAAAGGGAGTGTCCGTTGGAGAGATGTCATAAATAACATTCTCCAAGTCTTCTCGCAAACCCTTCGCCGTATACGAAGTGTAAGTACCTGTTGGCTGTGCCATTACTTTTTCCTTGTTTTGAAAGTTAAGAGTTTATTAAGTCCAGAAAAACATCT